GAATAATTATCTTTACCTGTTAATTGGATATATCCTCTACCTCTAAATTTATATCCATCTTTAGTAGCTTCAGGACCATTACCCATTCTACCTCCATATACTTTAGAGGCAATCATTTCAGGTTTACGTTCATATTGTGCTGCTGTAGTAGCATTAAAATATTTAGGGAAAGTACCTAATAAACCCTTAACCCCATAATTTAAGTTTTCATTAACAGCTTTAAACCCACCTGATTCGTGACCACACTGAGCTAAAAAATGAGCTAACCTTAAAGGATTAGTAATACCAAATTTAGTAGCAGTATCCGGAATCATAGAAATTACTGAATCTGGGATGTGACCCTTTAAATTAGTTAATTTAAAAGACGAAGCAGGTAATGTAGTTGGATTATTATTAGGAAATAATTTTCCCCAAGTACCATCTCCTACAATACCATCTGCTGTTAAATTATTAGCAGCTTGCCATTCTTTTACTTTAATTTCAGTACCAGGACCAAAAATTCCATCAGCAGCTAAACCTAATTTAGCTTGTAATTTTTTAACGTCTTCACCGTTTGAACCATTTTTTAATAGCATATTTATTTATCTTTATGTTTGTCTATTTTTTCTAAAATTGTATTTAATACAGAATGTTTAATAAAACCAGCATTTGAAGCATTTTTTAAAGCACTAACTAATTGAAAAATTATAAATGGCATTATAATAGTTTCGGAGAGCCATGATGTACCTGGAAATCCTATTTCTACCATTAGTACTACAGTTAATATAACTAACCAAGTAAATGTTGTTTTTAATACTTTTAATGCTTTATAGGTTTTAAAACCTTCTTTCTTTACACCAGCAACTATACCAAAAAACCCATCCATAAAAGCAACTGCTACTACAGCTAAATATTGCTCACTATTATCTATAGCTAATCCTCCAAAATAACTACAAACAAAAGCAAATGTTGTTGTTAAAGATAATAATAAAATTAATAAAGTTGATTTCATTATTCTTCTATAGGACCTTCCTCGTCCTCTTTTTTCTTACTATTTTTTAAATTCATCCATTTATCAACCGAAGCGATACCAAATGAACCTAAAATAATTACCATAAATCCATCAAAAATAAATTCATTAATAATTAAAGCAGTTCCCATATAGCCAGTTACTAAGTCTACTACAAGAGCTACACATAAAAAGAAAAAGGCAATAAATCCAACTATTGCTTTTTCGTTGATTGAGTTGTTGTCGTCAAATAATTGTTTAAAGAAATTTTTCATATTATAGTTGTTTTGTTGTTTTTGTTAAACTTTCTTGTAACGCTTTCGAGAACGCCTTTCGGTTTAACGGAACTTCATTATTTTCAACATTTAAAAATGCTGCGAAAATAAAGGTTTTTCTAACACCAACTGATTTAAAACAACTGTTTCCTATACATATTGTAGTTTCTACAAAATAATCTTTTTTTAACCACTGTAAACCCATTATATTTACAATTTGCTGTGGTGAATAAATACTATCTATACTTACTTGAACTACCATTCCAAATGAATCATCAGGAGTATATCCTTTTTCAATTAATAATTCTTCAACTGTTTCTTTAACTCCAAAAGTAACGTCTCTACCTCCAATAGTTTGAATGTGTTGGACATTATTTACATTAACACTTACTTTAGTAGTGTTTGTTGGATTAATAGTTAACAATATAGGTAATAAAAAATTTAACATCATTTATAAATATTAATAAGTTACAGAACCAGAATACCCAGGAGCGATAATGTAAAGATTAAGTGTTCCTCCTGACGTTAAAGTTCCTGTAGTGTGTGTAGAAACACCAGGGTAAGAACTACGTACATTTGTAGTGGATGCTACTATTGAATTATATTGAGAAATTGTAAATATTCTTACATCAGGAGCTGTTCTCCATTTAGAAAATATACCTGCCTTTCTAGCAGCAACATAATACTTATCTGCTATTGAAATAACTCCATCATCATTAACATCAAATCTATGAAATGATAAACCATTTCTTGTAGTTTTTCCTAAAATAATATTTGAAACAGCTTGTATATCTGAAGTTGTATATGCTTGTACTCTAGTAGGAGCATCTATTTCTATATAATATTCTTTAGAAGGATCATAAGCTTCGGAAATAGAATAATAACCCGAAGAGTTAGTATAAATAGTTTTGTAAAGAGTCCAAGAAGAAGTTGTAACTATATAATTAAATTCTAACACATAAGGAAGACTAACATTATTAGGTAAATCATTCCATCTACCGTTAGATACAAATTGAACATAATCTTCATTACCAGCATTATTAGTAGTCCAAGTAGCAGATCCTGTAGAACGATAATAAGAATGTCCGTTATAATTTTGTTGGTTAGTAAACCCTGTAATAGTTGAATTAGTTCTTCTATAAAGTTTTACAGCAACATTATTTGCTCCTGAACCATTAGCATTATATAAATAACCTGAGTAGGTAAATTGTCCTAACAAGTCATTTGTAAATAGTAAAAATATAATTAACCACCTCATATTTTTAATTTTGCTCCCATTAATATTTGAAAATTAAGAATATCTTGGCCAGCTATATAAGTACCACCCCCTGTTAAACCAATACCAAATGTTTTAGTTAGTTTATAATTTAAGTTTAAAAAAGGTATAATAATTGGTTTTGCATCAAAAATAGATTCTGTATAGAATTTAGAATAAGGAGAATAAATTCCTGCCATAATAATTGTAGCATCTACTGCTTTACCAATTTTTCCTTTATACATAAAACCACCAATAGCTATAGTTGATATTAATTCCTCCCCAAATAACTGTCCATAAGTTCCGGAAACACCATACAAGGCAGTAAATGATTTAATTGAGTTAACTCGTATTAATAAAGCATTTGCTGTAGTAGATTTAGGTAATATTCCTAATCCTACTGAAGCAACATTAATATGTTTATGGCCATTTTTATTAGTCCCAATCCAAGAACGTATTGCTGATAGATTACCAATTTTAGCATTAACCATATAATCAGCTGAAAAACCTATTGAGGCAGTACCATCACCCTTCACACGAGTAAAAGACATAGTACCTCTAGCATCTTGAGAACCATCAGCTCTAGTTTGGACTCCAACAATATCTCCAGTAACTAAGATTGCTGGTTTTTGGGTTTCGGCTTTAGCCCTACCAGCAGCTTTAGCAGTACTAGCAGACTGTGTTTTTTGTTGTTCAGTCTTAGTATCTTCTATTTGTTGGTCGTTTGGTTTTTCTTCTTTGGGAGTTTCTCCACTAGTATTACTCCCACTCCCAGAATTACTACCAGAAGAACTACCGTTATTATTTGAACCATTACCTACTGTTCCTCCTCCTGATCCATTAGACCCGCCTTGATTTTCTGATGAATTTCCTCCATTTTCTCCTGTTCCTTGGTTTGAATTCGATCCATTGTTAGTAGAACTATTATCAATAGAACCACTGTTAGAATTATTATTATTATCATTTTTCTTTTTATTATTAGTTATACTTCCTGAACCTGAGTTAGTTGTTCCTCCTATATTATTTCCTACTCCTCCCGTAACCCCACCAGTTATGGAAGAAAGATCTAAACTTAATAAATTAGTAACATTTCCAATTATGTTTGAAACTTGATTTGTTGAGGTTGTAGTTGTAGTAGTAGTAAGAACGCCTTGACAAGGTGAGGTTGATTGATATTTAACATAAATATTATTAATCCAAACATCGAACGTACCATCACTTAATTCTCCATATGTAAACGTTTTTATTTGTCCATAGTACGAGATAACTATGGGAGCGCTCATATCGGCGTTAATAAATTTACTTTGTTTAGTACATGGATCTATATAACTGTAGATAAAGGATTGCCCTGTAAGAGGCAATCCAATTATCATTAATAAAATTAATATTTTAGTTCGTAAAGATACCATTCTTGATTAAGTTTTCAATTACTTTAGTTGTAGCAGTCTCTAAAGACTTTCTTGTTGCTTTACCTACAGTACTTTGAGAAAACTTCATATCAAGATTTTTAAGGAATGATTCACCTACTTTTTGTGACTCACCTTCACCTGAACCGATATATATTTGGCCTGTTTTAGCATCTACAAATCTTACTTGTAAACGAATAAAGGTAGTTACAACTACAGTTGATTTGCCTTTCATTACAGTTTCATCTTCATCTACAGCAAAATCAGCTACAGTTACATATACAAAGTATTGGGCTGCTTTAATCTTACCCTTACCATCAATTGGTTCTTCAAAAACACCTTTTTTAGATGCTTTGAATTGAGTTACCATCCTTTCCTTGATTTCACTCTTCTCTTCAGTAAATATAAAACGATTTGTTTCATCTAAGTAATCTAATACAGATTCTGCGAATCCAAGTCCAACATTTTTTTCCTGTAAATCAGGATATAAAGCTAAAACTTTAGTCATATCAACATTTACTACCTGAACTGTCTTCTTAATAGAATCAGTATAATTAGAAACAGTTGAAATGTCCTTAGTTTCAATAACATCTTTTTCAGTAGTGGTTTTCATTGAACCACAACCTACTAATAAAATAGTTAAAAAAATATTACCAAGGATCTTCTTCATCTTTAGCAGGTTTAGTAGCAGGAGCAGCAACTGGTTTTTCAACTACACGTTCTTTAATGATTGTGTTAGTTCCACCACCTTGCTTAACTTGTTGCTTGTTTTCTTGGTTTTGTTGAACATTAATAACAACAGGAGCAGCAGAAGCAGGAGCTGCTTGTTCAGTTTTAACTTCTTCTTTAGACTCGTCTCCACCGCCTAAGTGGGTTACAAACCAGGCACCGCCTGCTGCAACTGCTGTAGTGATAGCACCAATAATTGCTTTTTTGGTAGCAGACATTACGCTTTCTTCTTTTTCTTCTGACATATTATTTATTTATAATTATTTTAGAGGTAGAGATTTGTGTATCTGTTTTAATTGATACTAAATAAAATCCATTAGATAATGGGGTTAAGTTAACAACATACTTATATTCACCTGAAGGCATTTTAGTATTAACAACTTCCATTACTTTTCTTCCAACAGCATCACTAACAATAACTTCAGTTTCTGATTCTTGTTCAACACGGAATTGAGTCATTACTTCACCTTCTGTAGGATTAGGAAATATAAAAACATTTTCAAGTTGAGATAATTTAACAGGTTTATTAATTCTGCGAACCTCAATTACTCCCATAGCAGGAGTGATATTCATATCACGAGAATCATTACCACCAACATACTTAGGACCAGTCCATAAGGCAGCTGTACCCCATTCATCTTGAGGTTTTTTAGCGATAAATTGTACTACTAATACCTGTTCTCCATCATTAACTAAATTTTTATTAGTTAAATCAGCAGCTCCAAAAGCAACTACTCCGTTAGAAGGGTTAGTGTAAGAAGTCCAATTTATCATCTTCTCAGTCAAGTCGATTTTCTTGAACTCAAGTAATGATGTGTCGTATTTCAACTCTAATTGAACTGCACCTAATTGTTTTCCGTTAGTGAGCATTTTAACAGGAACGTTAACTAAGTTACCTTCGTCAACTTTAACTTTAGGCATATTAATCTCAATAGTCTCAGTTACGTTATCGTATTGAACTGTGTTATCTATAATGTAGTTTTTAGCATTGACGGGGTTAACGATCTTAATAGGTGTTAAACGAGCCATTTTAAATCCTGTAGCATTAGCATCACCTTTAACTGCTACATAGTAAGTGATAGAATCACGACCATCAATAGTATAATTAAAATTATTAATTGTAGAGTAAGTAGAAGTTAAGTTAGTAGCTGATCCATTAATTGAATTATATTCGGCAACTGTAAAGAACATTACATCTTTTTTACCGTTGGGCCAAGCTGTAAATCTACCTGCTAATCTTCCATATACTGAATAAACGTCTGCAATAGAGATAGAACCATCAGTTCCGTTTACATCCATTGTGTAGTAATCAAATCCTGAAGGAGTGTATTGGGCTAAGATGGATTGATTAATTTTTTGTGCATCTGCAGTTGAAATAACACTTCCAGGAGTCATTGTATCTCCTTTAACCACCATTCTAACATCCCAGTAAGTAGTATCTAAGAATTTTCTAAATACAACATGACCTAGTGAGTTAGTAGCTTTAGCTTCTACTTGTGTCCAAGATCCTGAAGGAGCTTTCTTTTCTAAAGATACCCATAAGTTCTTAGCATCTGAACCGGTAACGTTCTTGAATTTAGCAGCAAATCTTAATACTTTCTGGTTGAAACGACCACCGTAAGAATAAACTACCAGTGTAGTATCATTACCCCAGTTAGTAGCTGCTTTGTTTGCAAATGATTTAACACCAGCAACTTTTAAAGTCTTAATAGAATCCAAAGTGTTCCATGTTGCGCTACCGGCATGAGTAAAGGTAAGATCGAAAGTAGCACCATTTGAATAATTGAATGTAGAACTGGTTCCTGTGTAAACCAAAGTAACAGTCAAAAATCCTTGAGCGTTACTATCTACATACTGAAGGTATTGGTCAGTAGCAGAGATCTTTAATGAAGGAACCGCTGCTGTGAAGGCAGTGTTATCATAAAATACTCTGTATTGCATACCTGTAATCTTTTCAGATGTAGAAGTATTATAAAAATGTAAAGGGGCTACTGTTTGTCCAACAGTAGTAGTTGCTACTTGGTAACCAGAATCAATTACTACCCAGTGCCCTGTTCCAGGTGATGTTGATGATGATTGAGCTGATACTCTGAAAGCAGCTAAAGCTGTTAATAAGAATAAGATTAGTTTTTTCATTTTTGTATGTTAGTTAATTGAGTTATTGCATGTTGTTTCAACCAAGGTTCAGGATTAGGTAACTTGTCAATGAAGTCAAGCTCATACCTGTAACACCACGCTTCCTCTTGTTCAGGAATTATGATGTACCCTTTTTGTAAAACATGTAAATGTAAACTCTCATGAACTAACACTACTGCTAGGTTGTTAATCGAATTTAACTGCACATCCTTAACAGCAACTAAGATTATTCCTTTTTCACCATATTTTCCTTCATTTGAAGAAAAACTAGAAGACCAGAATTCTACTTTATCACAAACACTATCTAGTAACTGATATTTTTCAATATCTGTTTTTTTAATTAATTGTAATACCTTTTTCCT